ATACTCACATACCTTGACGATGATGGGCGTTCGATTGAACCCGAACATTATATGCCTGTTCTACCTATGGTACTTGTTAATGGAACTGAAGGAATTGGAACGGGGTTTTCGTGCTACGTACCACCTTTCAACCCAGAAGATATCAAAGCAAATATCCTCAACTTTACAAATGGTAGAGATATGAAAAAAATGAAACCCTGGTTTCGAGGGTTTAAGGGGTCTATCTTAGAACAAGATGATGATTCATGGATCGCACAAGGTGTATGGAAATGTATTGGGAGGACCGTTAAGGTAACAGATCTCCCACCTGGTAGGTGGACGCAGGATTACAAGGAACATCTCGATACTCTCGTTGAAAAGAAAATCATCAGTGGTTTCACAAATAACAGTACAACAGAGAACGTTGATTTTATCATCCAAGATTACAACGGCAAAGACGCCATCAAGGATCTCAAGCTGCAAAAGACTATCAGATGCTCAAACATGCATTTGTTTCATCCAACAAAGGGTATCTGTAAATACGATTCACCTGGGCAAATTTTGGTTGATTTTATTAAACTTCGCATGGAACATTACAAGAAACGTAAGGCGCATCTCATCGACACAACTAAGAAGAAGGCTGAACTCTGTTCCCACCGAGCACGCTTTGTTAAGATGGTAATCGATGGTGATATAGTTGTATTTAAACGGAAAAAGCAAGATCTAGAAAATGAAATCAGTCGAGTGTTTCCGATGGTTGACAATTCGTACGATTACCTTTTACACATTAAGACCATCGAATACACGGAGGAGAGAGTGAAAGCGTTATTCGGTGAATGGAACAAACTCAGAGAAGAAGTTTGCTTAATTGAAGCTACTGGTTATTTTGAAATGTGGGAAACTGATATTAAAAAATTGTAGACAATAGATAAGTATGGACGTGCAGGGACCCGATCCAGGCGCCACCCTATCTCTCAATGCTATTGGGAAACAGGATACGTACCTACTAAATGATGATCCTAAATATTCACCTTTTAAATATTCATACGATAGACATTCAAATTTTACAAAGTTTCATAGATCGACTACCATTTCTAAACCTAACGACGCGCAAAGTAATTGGCCTTTCGGTGAATCTATAAAGGTCACTTTAAACCCTCGTAATATGGGAGATCTTTTGAGTAATATGTATATTTCTGTTAAATTTCCCGGATTAGCGAGTGGTAGTTTTTGGCTGGCAGATCAATTGGGGAGACATTTAATTAAATCTGTTGTAATGCGTGTAGACGAGTTGGAAGTCGAGACGTATTATGACGATTGGGGTATTATTTATGATCAGATGTATTTGGACGCATCTGAAAAACGTACAAAACGTTTTCTTATAAATAGAAATGGTGCCGAAGATACGTCTATATCAAACCACGAGGCACTCGATCGGAAAGATTCGGATATGTTAATTCCAATACCTTTATTTTTTTCTAGAAAATATGAAGGAGACGAATACGATAGTAATAAACCCAATCGCCCTTATTTCCCAACGTGTGCTATACATAAACAAAAAATAGAGTTTGAAATAAAGTTTCGCCCAAAAACGTTTTTTACAAATTCTAGTCCAGAGGATATAACACTGAATACTTTTGATCTTATAACTGAAGAAATGACCGTATCTGATGAAGAACGTATATTTTTATCAAAGCGAAAACAAATTTTTGTGACGGATATGGTCAAACGCCACCCCGTAGAAGAAACGGAAGTAGGTAGTAAAGTAGTCAGATTGCAACTCGTTCCAAATATACCCGTGAAAACCTTATTCTGGTTTTTACGTGACAAAGACTACGAGGATGAAACGACATCTGGGGGTGGTGAACAACTGGCTGATCAGGCAGCCGCTAACATGCACAATAGGTACAATTTTTCTACGACCACTTTATTTAACGCAACTGGAACTCCCATAGATACACATAATTATCCTATCATCGATAGCGCTAAAATTTTCATTAACGGTGAGGATTTACCAAATTTACCAAATGTGGATCATACGTATTATAAATACGTTGTTCCTTATAATAATAGGTTGTCGCGAACGGAGAGAAATATATACACATATTCCTTCGCGATGAATCCGATTAATGTGGAGCCATCGGGAAGTTTGGATTTCAGTCAGTTAAAGTCGGAAAGAACGGTACTAGAGATTAATTTAAAAACGGGATTAACTAAGACTTACGTGGTCAATTTATATTACGTCGGGTATCAAACGTATACATTCGAAGGTGGATTTATGTCACTTGCTTATTAGATAGTATGTGTTTGTGATCTCGTATATATTCCACAATGTTATTCTTAATACACCACCGGATAAAATTCAGCTGTGCTACAGTCGTATGAATTTTATCATGTGATTCGGGAACGGTATAAATAATCTTTTGAGATCTACAAAATGGATCAAAAAGTTTTTTACTATACCCATCTAGACTAGACTTATATGCACAATGGACACTGAATAGTTTACCATCATTCGTAGTATATGATAAGTTATTCCTTTTAGAATAATTTGTTATGAACCATTCCAAATTTCGAAGTGATATGCCACCACTCTTATCTAGTAATTCTTTTAGTGTACTTCTATTTTCAGATTTTGTGTAAAATGTATTTATAGAGTTTAATAATATATCTGATTTATTCATTTCTATTAAGAGGGTTCCTCTTTCTAAGCCTCTTTTCTTGTTCCTCTCTACAATATAAACACTCTGGATTATTTTCCCAAAGTTCACATATACAACTCGTATTAGGTTGCATATTTATCTGAATGGGTTCGGCAGGTTTAGTCTGTTTCTTATGCATTCCACAATAAAGTTCCCCGTCTGAAACCTTTTTTGTACATAGTTCATTTGTACCCACACAAGTTCCTATGCAATACCCATTTTCACCTAACAATCTATATCTACAAGTTCCGGGAGTTAGGCCTATTGGAAAAGTATCACACATTTTCTTAATGGTTCTTAATTCTGCGCGATATTCGGCATCTTTTACCATGTCCTTGCATGCGGCGACTACCTTTTTTTCACCTACTTCCATATAATATCATGGATTCTTTTTTTTAAATATATCTGCGATGAGAACTTGTTTTTCAGCTTTGGAATTTTTCCTGATAACCTTCTTCTTTTCCTTCTCTCTGGATAATAACTCTCCAAATATCTCAGCTTTGACGTCTTCATACAGGGGTTCTAACAGATCACAAACCGGGTTTAAAAATTTATTTATGAAATAATACGAATAATCTATAGGTAGTTTGTTTTCCTCCGCATATTTTGGTTCTTCGGCTTTCTCAAAAGCTCTCGCTTTGGGATCACCCGTGTCTAGCAATACATACGGAACTCTATCACCTGAGCGAGGTTCTGACCCGGGTCTTCTGTTTCGCATTTTTGTGACGACGCGTACATGTGCCATACTAACATCTTCACTTGTGTACGGAATATGATCCTTTTCAGTCTTAGTCACGGGAACATTAAACCCCTTTACCTTATACGTATCGGAAAGAGACTGACTGAGAATAAGCTTTTCCATGGGAACGTTTCCTTCGAGGAGTTCGACGGCTCTCGTTCTCGCCAAGGCCTTAGGTCCAGAGGTGTCTGAACTCTCTAGAATCCCATCCAAAAGTTCCCTACACACTTCTCTCATATGTGGCGTATTATCTCGACGCACGAGCTGAAGCCCTTTTACGTCTATATAATCCATGTTCATGTTCCCATCTTTACCCTTCGTCCAAAGCTTCGCGGCATACCTTTTCTTACTATACAGGAAATACGGACAATATACCTTCTCAAGCTCGAGGTTATTCGGAGCTTTGAATAGTTTCGTGCATTCAGCTGCAGCGCGCTCACCGAGTTCCCAACTATATTCGATAGCTTCTTTTCCTGTTTTACCTTGAACGTCAAACTCGATCATAACAGAATCCGTATCACCATAACGCACTTTAGATCCTGGAAAATGCTTTTCGACATATTCTTTAGTGTCGTCGATCATCTTTCGACCTTTCATCGTCACGGTAGAAGCTATAGCCACACACGGGAGCATCCCGCGAGAAGCTCCAGTAAAACCATACACGGAGTTCATACTGATTTTGTACGCCAACTGTTTACCATTGTACATGTGCTCAAGGTTTCCCGTAGATTGCGCCATATCCCTTTTAGCCTGCTTTCTGAAAGATTTAAGCTCTGAAAGAATAGTTGGAAGTACGCTGGGGATACCCTGGGCGAACGTATGATTCCCAAAGGTTTCATATTCAATTCCAGGTATGTTTTTATACTTAGGATCTAGTACTAACGATGAATAACATACATTATGTGCCATCATAATAGAAGGATACAGACCTTCAAAATCCAAAGCGGTTATGGGTGTATAATATGCACCAGATTGCGCTTCCAGAACTGTTGCCCCTTCATAGCCAGTCGTGTCCGTATGCCCGTATTCAAAAGTTGGAACCTTGAATCCGAGCTCACGCGCCTTTTTAGTCAATTGACTGAATACCTTAATTTGCTGACCACGCTCCACGAGATAATTCAATGGAACCCAAGTTGCTTTAGCCATCTCCAATAGATTAACGAGGGTACACAAACGTTGTATGAGTCTATGAGGTAGAATAGTATCCTTAATACAATACTCCGCAACCTCTCGCAGTTTAACTGGGTCTCCTTCTTCGAATCGTTTAAACATTTCTTTCGGAGACATGTCGATCTTTTGATCTCCCAGGTACAGCTTCGATACGTTATCAAGTTTATATGAATCTAATTTGTATTCACGCTTAACTTCATGGAAAAGATCAAATATAAATCTTCCAGGCATGTTCACGAGTGTGAGTTCGTTATCACCGAGCGCACTCGAAGAAAGCTTTTTACGAGATAAATTACACGTAAAATTGGAAAGCTTACTGAGTTGATAAAACTTTGGGGGACATTTGGTATACAGCGCTCGTTTCATTATATAGTTTAAATCAAAACCAAAGATATTCCATCCAGTTATGACGTCCACGTCATGAAACGATAAATACTCAGAAAATGCGACGAGCATATCACGTTCCGTGTCAAAACTCTTGATAGTACACTCGGGTAAATTCAAATCCGTAGTCTTGTAGCATAGACAAGTCTTATCGTATACTTCTTCAGACCCAAACTTTAAAAGGGATATGGCGATTTGAAAACACGCATCACCGGGTACTTCAGGATCCGGAAACTTTCCAGTAGAGCTATAACACTCAATATCAACAGAAGCCACCACAAAGGGTGCAGTTTCCGTAGTTTCGTGCGGCTTTAGATCTTTCCAATTCTTACAGAATAAGTCTATATCAACTTTCGCGTAATGCCCTCGTGCACATACATCACTCGTTTCAACCCATCCAGTAGATTGTATACCGGTGCGATGCATGAGTCTCAATACAGGATCCAAATTAGCTTCATATACAAAAGTGAGAGATAGATCTCTCGTCTTCACGCGTTTCATAAACTTAATAGCGTAATTGCTTATAGAACGCCGCTGTTTAAGGTTATGGCAATGTACTTGAAGGAAAATATATTCTTCCCCATTTTGAAATCCCCAGATATCTTTAGCTTTCACCAAGTCCATCTTAACAATTTCTTCAGAAAACATCTTATCTAGAGACTTCCTAACATGTCCCACGTCCACATCCGAAGGAATCTTTACAAAAAAATACGGATTGAATGTCGTGGATACACACACAGACTTGCCCTCGATCGTTTTACCAAACAGGCGGATGTAATGTTCATCATCTTCATCTCGAGAATCCCAGGTCAACACTTGAAAGATCACCATCTTATTTCGTTATAGATCTAAATTTTTAATATCATATATTAATAAATGTCTGCTGCGTTGGTCGATCTTGTATCCAAGGGTGCCCAAGATGTGTACATCACAGGGGACCCCGAAGTTTCATTTTTCCGTCAAAATTTCCGACGCCATACAAATTTTGCGATCAAGCCCGAACGTGTCGATTACATCGGTCAGTTCAATGCTGGTGCCGAAGTCACCATCCCTATCAAGTCCAAGGGTGATCTCTTGAGCTATGTCTGGATCGAGGCTACAGACATTCAAACTGCATTAGGCAACTCTGGTCTTTTTGCAACTGGTCAATCTGCTACCGAGTTTACCCTTCTCATAGGTGGTCAGCAGGTCTGCAAACTCGATTCTTTATTTATCCAGGGTGTTCACAACGTTTTATATAACGATACCTCGGCTAAGGCTTCATGCGCCGTGACCACTTCAGTAGCGTCTGCGAATGCTAAATCAGCTATTGGTGCGAGGGTTGGTTCCGATTATTTCGTTATCCCTTTCTTCTTCAGTGAAGATTGGACTAAGGCTTTGCCTTTGGTTGCTATGCAATATCACGAGGTAGAAATACGAATTAAGTGTAGGTCTGGTTTAGGCAGTCTTGGTGCGGCACCCAAGGTATACGCCAATTACGTCTACCTCGATACAGAGGAGCGTAATAGGCTGATCAACACCGAACAGGAAATTCTTATAACTCAGACACAACACCAAATTATGGATACCAGTAGTTCTGGTACCGTCGATGTTGATCTCACATATTTCAACCACCCTTCCAAGGCTATCCACCTCATATCATCAGCCGCTGATGGTACGGCTTGGGATAACGAACTCAAGTTCGATTCCGCCACACTCTACATTAACGGACAACCCCTTTTCGAAGACCTGTCCGATACGTACCATCATAACGTCGTACCCGAAATGCACTGCACAGTCTTACCTTCCGGTGTTATTGACAGTGTTCCTCTTTTCACATGGCCTTTCTGTATCAAACTAAACGGTTCTCAGCCCAGTGGTAGCTTAAACTTTTCTAGGGTTGATAATTCGAAACTCGTATTAAAGAACCTCACCGTTGCCGGATCTCCGAGCATGCTACGTGTGTATACGGTAAACTACAACATTCTCAGGGTGAAGAATGGTCTAGCAGGTGTAGCATTTGGTAATTAATTAATTATATATTTATCCAGAAGAACCAAATCCACGGGTTCCTCTCTGTGTATCCTTTATTTCTTCAACTTCATCGATCAAAGGTGTTTCACACTTCTCTAAGATGAGCTGCGCAATACGATCACCCTTTTTAATTTCGAACTTTTCACTTCCATGATTAAAAAGGATAACCTTCAATTCACCAGTGTAATCGGGGTCAATAACACCCGCACCAGTTTGTACGCCATGCTTTACAGCGAGGCCGGAACGGGGTGCGATACGTCCGTATACACCCATAGGAATAGTCGCTGCGATTCCGGTGCATACTATACCACGTTGGTACGGAAGAATGTGCATATCTTCGATGCTATACAGATCATACCCAACAGATCCAGGAGATGCGCGCGTAGGAATTAGCGCGTGCTCAGAAAGCTTTTTAATGAGTAGCTTCATATATCTATTGTATGACGTATTTCTTTATGTTTGTAAAGATTCGATAATCTTTTTCGTCTTATCGTACAAACGTTCATTATACCTTTTCGTAAATCCCTTTTTAAGAAAGCCCTCCTCGACGACTGAAGTTTTACGCGATTCGATACTCTCGAGTCGGTTTTTTAGAAAACATAAAAACTTAAATGGTTCATTATTCGACTTGTATCGAACTTTATCGGCATCCATAGCTTTCGTAGCTGCTTTATTACGTGATTCTGAATACATCTGTTCGCGACCTTTATACGACATGCGTGTAGTGGATTCTTCTTTCTTTCCAACCATCTTTATTTATATGACATGACATCTTTATACACTATTATGGAAAACATTTGCGATCCTTCTAGCTTCTTGATCCACATATTCATTATCTGGGTCTCCGTTATGCGCTTTAACCCAAATCCAATCTATATTATCGAATAATTTTGACACAGAATCCATTTGTACCCAAAGTTCTTTATTCTTAACATCGGATCCGGATGATGTTTTCCAATTATTTAATTTCCATTTATGAATCCAACTTTTGATACCATTACGAACGTAAAAGCTATCCGTGTACACAGCGATATTACGAATTCCACATTTATAACATTTACGCAAACCTTCTATTACGGCTGTCATTTCCATTATATTATTAGTAGTTTTAGGTGATCCACCAGTAATTTCAAAAAATCCCAGACACTTAGCTGCCCATCCACCCCTTCCCGGATTACCGAGGCAACTACCATCCGTATACAATCTATTATTCATTTTATTGAATATAGAACGTTTTCTTTAAGATTCGTCGATGACCCGAAGGATTCGCGACGGCATATACCGAAGCCATTATTATATTATCCTGTTAAATTTTTCTTCAATTTTAAAAAGTACGATTTAATACTTTTTAAAGTTGAATTATTAATTAATTTTAATAGCAAATACAAATTTGATTTGTATGCTTAGTTAGAGAAGGCAAGGCCACCCATACCCGATTGGATGCGGAGGACATTGTAGTTGACCGCGAACATGTTGAGGGTCGCGTTAGTGCCAGCGCCGGCGTTAATAGCAACCTGCGCGTTATCAATGCGGGAGAAGTTGCACGTGCCGGTAGGCTGGTGCTCCTCGGGCTTGAGCGCGAAAGAGTAGCTGTACACACCGGGCATGGGGGAACCGGAGTGGTGGTTGTAGGGCTGGACGGCGTTGAAATACTTGGAACCCTGCTCCTTGAACCTGTCCTGGCCGTTGAGAACGAGCTTCATGTCAACCATGTTAGTGCAAGCATCCTCATCCCAAGCGGTAACGTTACCACCGACATTCTGAATCCTGGGGCAGTTGCCAGCATCGGCGCTGACCTGGGCCTCGGCGACGAGAGTACCGACGTCAGTGGCCAGCTGAGGCTGACCGGCACCGACGTTCGTGGTGAAGTTCCACAGGTTGTTGAAGGCCTTGGTAGACTGGGAGAGGCACCACACGAGCTCCTTGACGGGGTGGTTGAACGAAAGCCTCTTCTGGTTCGAACCGGAAGAAAGGGTATCAGTTCCAGTGTGCTGAACCTGCTCAATTAGGTATTCGTGGCCCTTCTGGGCAAAACGCCTACGTTCCTCAGTGTCGAGGTAGATGTAATTGGCGTATACCTTGAAAGAGGAAGGCTTGATGTACAAGTCGAAGTCGGAAGTTAAATCGAAATCAAGACGGACTTCATGGTACTGCAGGGCAATTAGTGGGAGGGCGAGTCCAGGATTGCGGTTAAAGAAGAAAATAAGAGGAAGGTATACCTTGGCACCATCGATACCGGTAGTCATCTTACCCCAAGTGGTCTTCTTGGAGGAATCGAGGTAGAGCTCGGAGTAAAGCCTCCACCAGGTCTGGTAGTGCTTGTCAATCCTTTGTCCGCCAATTGATAATTCAACGTCCTTGATCGCACGCTCCGCGACCCACTCGTTGGAGGCGGCGGCGTCAGTGGAAAGAGCAAGATCAATCTCAGACTCCATCTCTACGTACATGTCCGCGACGAGATCACCGTTACGAGCGACGGTGACAGAGACGCGACCGGAGTCAGCGGCAGTACCGTTGATGGTCTGCTCGATGTTCTCCATAGCGAAGTTAGTGTGGCGACGGTAAACCGCCTGAAAGAAAGTAACCTTAGGGTTGCCAGTCAGATAGACATCCTGGGCTCCATAAGCGACGAGTTGCATAAGACCACCGGCCATTTTGTTGTTGTTGTACTATACACCAAGAAAATAATTTCGGGTAAAGTGCGAAAAAATCGTACCGATTTTTCCTGAACATAAATAAATGTCCGATACCGAAACACCAGCTCAGATGGAAATCGATGAAGAAATCACCGATGAAGAAATCACCGATGAAGAAATCACCGATGAAGAGGAAATCGCCGATGAAGAGGAAATCGCCGATGAAGAGGAAGAAGTCGATATGAATGAATACGAATATGATGATGAAGATGATATTGAGCAATACATGACCATGGAAACTTTATTGGGTTCCACACTCATGACAGAAGATGGTGATACTATATGTAGCGCCCTGGTAAACATGGGTCGACAACTCGAAATCCAAAATAAAATTTTAGTCAAACTTTTGACCACCCTCCAAAAATAGTAGCTTAGAAAAATGAAGTATTATAATAGAAATGTCAGAAGCGACACATTTCATTAATGAAAGTGCAGACCCGAACGAAGCGAACCAGGCGCTATGGGCGAACGAAATTAAAACTTTCAATAATGAAAAACTCGTATCCCACCTATCAGAACTCGAAGAGTATTGGGACATATATCACAAAAACGACCCTAAGATTCCCTATCGTCTAGGGTATAATATGTTTTTCTTACCCGACGAACTTGACCAAAAAGGTATGCCCAAAGTCATAGACATAGAACGTGTCGTGACTAAATACGTACAGATCCGTGATCATGTTTGTGAAATATATCACAAAGCCAACGAACTTAAAATGCTGGAAGAATTGGATAAAAATGATCAGGATACAACACTCGCCACTCGTATAAACCGTCTCATCGATCAAGTAGATGATGCGTGGACGATCGTTTTCCGTGCTGCACGTATCATGGAGCGAGTGAATAATCCAACATACGTACCCATTAACCCCGAATCCGATCCTGCTATTTTCCGAATGTCTACTATAAATAAAGTAGACGAATTATCACCTTATCAGCAATCTATCATGCAGTGTCTTAAGCATTTATATTCACATAACATTAGGCGGTACAAGGGGTATTGTTGTGAACAGATCATGACTAAGACTGGTTGCCCTTCCAGAGCTTGGAAGCCTAAACAAAGTATAGGTGAGTTTGTGTATAGTGTCGGTAGAAAGGAAACTTGGTTTGATTTATGGAAGAATCTCACCTCGAGAGGTACTGGCTATAAAGATGTTATAACACATCTCACAAATATAAACGATATGCAGTTTCCCGATATCGTAAAGAATAGACACGTGTGGTCTTTCGATAATGGTGTTTTTGTAGCGAAGAAATGGTCTGATAAAACGGGTTTATACACCGCAGAGTTTTATGATTATGAATCTAAGGAGTTTAAGAGTCTCGATCAGTCTATCGTGAGCTGTAAATATTTCGATCAAGAATTCCCTAATTACAACCACTTCGAGGATTGGTACGATATACCAACTCCACACTTCAAATCAATCTTTGATTACCAACAGTTTGATGAAGATGTTGCGAGATGGATTTATGTCATGTGTGGGCGCTTGTGTTATGATGTGAATGATCTAGATGGATGGCAAGTTATCCCGTTCCTAAAGGGTGTGGCGAGATCCGGTAAATCGACTATCATCACGAAGGTTCTGCGTAAGTTTTATTGCACGGAGGATGTTAAAACACTCTCAAACAATGTTGAAAGGAAATTCGGTCTTTCTGCTATCAAGGATGCTTTCATGTTTATCGCTCCTGAAGTTAAGAACGATTTGGCACTCGAACAAGCAGAGTTTCAGTCTATCGTGAGCGGTGAAGATGTATCTATCGCAGTAAAACACGAGAAGGCACATTCTATGGAATGGAGGACGCCAGGTATTTTGGGGGGTAATGAAGTTCCACATTGGAAGGATAATTCTGGAAGTGTCCTCCGTCGCATTCTCACCGTAAACTTTGGAAAGCAAGTGAAGGATGCGGATCCCACTCTAGAACATAAGCTCGAGGCGGAATTGCCTTGCATTTTACAAAAGTGTGTACGCGCGTATCTAGAATATTCACAGAAATACGCTAAGAAGGACATTTGGAACGTCGTACCCAGTTATTTCAAAGATATTCAAAAGCAGATTGCGGGTGCTGTATCCACATTGGAGAATTTTATGCAGTCGCATCATATAAAAATCGATCCCGAGGAGTTCTGTACCGTGACAGAGTTTGTAAAGAAATTCAATACCTATTGCTCGGATAATAACCTCGGTAAACCTAAGTTTGGGTACGATTTCTATATCGGTCCTTTCAGTCAACGCGATATATACGTGAAGCACGACACGCGCCAATATGGTGAAAAGTATATCGTGAATCAACAATTCATTTTCGGATTGGGCCTCGTTGAAGAGAATCCCATGAGTGGAAACATGTTTGGAAACGATGACTAATTTAAAAGGAAAAGACCACGTGTAGGTATGGAATGCCCGCGAGAGGTTTTTTTAAGAAATCTTAGAACCAAAAAAGGTGTTGACGTAGATACGATTAACCCAGATCATTACGATATAGATATTCGTGGAAAAATAGCAGATCTCATGTATGTGATCATATGTAATTATATTCGTCAAACGAGGAACGAAGAAAATCAATACGGGATAGGAAAAATGGAAGAAGCATATTTTTGCACATCAGATTTTGTCACTACAGAAGATGCAGAAAAATGGATAGAAATGAATAGAGACCCAGATGATTTAAATCTCATAGTTTATATTTACGATAATTTAAAAAAAATGGAATCTTGTCAGCATAAAAGAAGCTTACTTTACTTAACTAACATGTTATACTTTTATTTATAAGTTTGTGTGGTTCAGATACCTGCTTTAAGTGTTTCGCATGGTACGAAAAGTCGTAGGGTGTAAATAGACCCTTTATTTTACCAGATACAGCGAATGCTTCATATTCATGGGACACACCCGTACACACAGAAACGAACTCTAAACGAAGCAATCTATCTTCCAACATCATAAACTCTTTAAGAGATTCGGGGGACGCGCCATCTTTCTTTATTTTTTCATACATCTCTTTCGATTGTCCATTGGATATATGAAAAAACGACGTTTTATACCCTAGAACACCCACCTCTTTATTGGCCTGATTCCTGGAAATGAATAAAATTAAGAGTACCAATATTAACAATACTGGTATCATTTAATACTTGTCAATAATTTATTTAATCTGCATTTGAAGGAAATGAACGACCCGGACCCCAGATAATACGAACCGCTCCATTCCCCCCGTCCGCCCCATTTCCGGAATCGTACAACCCATGACATGAACCAGCACCACCACCGTAAAGACCTCCAGAACCCCCTTTTGCGGTTTTTGAAAGTTCCGATCCCAAATTACCCCGATTACCACCCGAACCACCACCACCCGCAACATTTACATCTACTTGACTTTTTGCATCGGTGCGGTCAAACTGATCGCGGGTGGAGATTGTCCATGGCTGATTCAAACCAGCGGCACCATCCGATTTCTCACCATAGAGACCGACCCCACCACCACCGGCACCACCATAGGAGTCTGTGTTGCCGTGGAGGACCAGTCGTGCCCCACCACCACCACCACCACCCCCAGACCCAGCGGTAGCATTGACTAAAGTATATTTTGGGTCCCCGCGTGTGCCAGTCTTGAGAGAACCAGCCCCTTTACCCCCCGCACCACTGTACCCACCGGCACCTCCCCCTCCTGATGACATAAAGTCAGTTCCGTTGTCGCGTTTTTTATAGGAAGAGCTACCTTCACATTTCCCACCAGTCCCTCCACCGTCGTATGTACCACTCGGAGCCCCACCTGCAGGTCGTTGCTTGTCAATGTCCCTCTGCTTCGTCCAGTCGGTACTCTTCCCACCCCCATGTTGTCCTCCAGTTGCTGATGTGTTCATGAAAGTAGAAGTACCACCATTTGAAGAAGATATTGTCCCAGCTTCAGCTTGTTTTTGCCGATTTTTCCCCCCACCAGTGTAACCGGCCCCACCAGCTCCTACTGTAACAGTGTACGAAGATCCAGGAACAACATCTATGTCATTTTTATATGCGAGTCCACCTCCAGCCCCACCTTGCCCTCCCTGGTGATGCTCCCCCTTACCAGAAGCCCCCCCACCACCTACACATACCACACAAACACTGGTAACATTAGCGGGGGCTACCCAATTGGTGGTACCAGTGGTGGTAAAAATTTGTTCTCCGGTTGGTGGTGGTTCAGTTACAACTATCTGGTAACTTTGGAGACTAGTTTGAGACCCAGAGTTGGTTGCCTGTACCGTGAAATTGAACGTTCCCGCGGCAGACAATGTACCGGATATGGTTGATGCGCCAGCACTCGGTAACGAACTACCTGTTGGTAAGGTACCACTCGACAACGTATATGTAAGCTGAGTGTCAGAGTCAACGTCATCTTCAAAATTAATACCCAAATTATACGTCAAAGATGTACCTCCGTTCTGACTAGTTATTACCACCGTACCTCCGGTAGTTACGGGTGGTACAGATAACTGTATCGTTTTATTCCGAAAATCGTTTAATGATATTTGATCGGAAATGGGGCTAGATGAACCATCTGAAAAGGGTACATCATAAAATTCACTCATACTGTGAGGTGCAGTGTAACGGGAATCGTCGGTTGGAAAACTATTTGCTAAATCCTGTAGACTTACACTCATATATTAGTTTTGTATTTTATTTTCTAATTCTAAAACCTTTTCGCGAAGTT